GGGCCAGTAAATGTAATTGACTTTGTTGTTAATACTGTTCCATTGAATGAAACTGTAATTACTGTTGCAACTGGCTTGTTTGCATTAGCAGTACCCTGCTTTACGTGGAGAACTCCACCAACACCAGTCTTAGCGCCGAATGAAACCTGAGTGCTTGGAGCACCGTCCCATGCAACAACTGCTCCACCTGTAGCAGATGCCTGTAGAACACCATTTGTTGAAAGAGTAGCATCGTATGCGTCTTTTGCAAGTACGTTTACGTATCCAGTTCCATCATTAACAACTGTTGTTGAACCAGCAACATCTACGCTAGAAGCAAGAGTTCCTGCTGTTGAAGTATCTTGAACACGAGCAAAACTGTTTGCTACAGAAAGAATATCTGTCTTTGCAACAGTTCCAGCATAAATTGTCTTGATATCAACTGTAGAAGTGGCTGAGCCAACCTTCTTCTTTTGAGTTACTGTAACTGTGCCTGAGCCGTTAACAGTTAACTTAACATTTGTTGGCAATGTAACCGCTGTTGAGGTTGTAGCCGTAAATGTAAATGTCTTACCTAGATTGGTAAGTGTTACCCCTGTAGGGTTTGATCCTGCTGCTGTGTAATCAGTAAATGTTGCAGGACCAGAAATTTCTAGAGAGACGTTATCGTCTGCTGTAGAAGCCAAGGTATCGCTTGTAGTTAGTGCAAGTACTGCATTAACTCCAGCCTCTGCCTTAGTTGTGTCTGCCAATACTGTTACGCCACGAGCACCTGAAGCCAACGAATCGGATAGTACATATCCGTTAGTTACTGCTGCTTGAGCCTGTGGAACTGCAACAAAGAATGTGCTTGCTACTGCTGCAGCCGTAACAAGTGCGATCTTTTTAAATGAATTCATCTTTCTCCTTGTTTAGTTTGTTATATTATGTTTAATCTATCAAGAAAATCTCTGACATCTTCAGGCATTTCCTTGTTATCCAATTCTACCATAGACCTCTGCTTCTCTGCAAGTCGTGTAGAGGAGGACCAGGTATGAATATCAATCTCAAGATTAGTATCCTTTGGTGTATGAGAGATAGCACCAAAGACAGCACCACAAACGGCATCTGCTAAATCTTTAGATTTTTTTCTAGGGTGATCAACACGATTACCCTTCATTATTTTTAATTCTGACATTTCTTCTAACAGTAATGGAATCATAGGAATTGCAACACGCTCTTCATAAATCATCATTGCAAGATCTTCATAATGTTTTTTAGCAACAGAAACAGTATCAGTTCTTATTCCTACTGCCTTTAATTCATTTTGAATATCAAACGATTGCCAACGGTCAAAAGACACAATGCCAATATTAAAACCTTGTCTGCGTAGATTAATAATCCATTGCTTTACCTCAGATAGGTTTACTGGACCTTCTGATTTTGGTTCCCACCATGCAACTGCATCTACTATTACGATTGGGGCTACTTGTTCATAATCTTTAATTACCTGAATATTTACCCACTTATCTACGTGGGCAATTGCTACCGCACACTTATCGTGTTTTTGTGCAAGGTCAGCGTGGATGTAATAAACTTTATCTGGATCTGGTTTAAAGTTTTCTGAGAATCTTCTAAAACTATCAACAGGGTTTGCTAGTGTCATACATTTTATTAACTTATCTTTTTGTTTAAAAAATGCATCTGATGAATAAGTTGGAGTACATAAAAATCTCATCATTGCATCACCAAGGTCAGTTAAAAATGCAATTTTAAAATCATCAATTTTACGTGTTGGGTTTACTTCCCATGTTGGACGTTTAAGTGCTAATACTTTTGGAATCTTATAAGAAAGAATGTGGTCTTCTTCCCATGTAATTTCAAATTCATTATCTGGTCCTTCTGGCAAATCTTCATTAATAATAAATTTATGTCTACGCTCTATTGTTTCTTTATCTGCAATAACAGAATCGTATCTTTGAGAAATGTAGTCACCTTGATAGCGAGGAAATGAAAGAAGAACCACTTTGCCAAGATCAGGAAAACGAGAATCTACTGTACCACGAAATGCTTTATAAATATTTTCTGCAGTCTTACCTTGTTCGTTTCCTGTTCCAACTTCAGATGCAAAACCAGAAATTTCATCAAGAACAGCCATGAATAAGTTTAAACCTTCGTGCGACTCTCTTTCTGAGTGTCCAGAGTAAACAGTAATTGCTTTATCAAATTCAATTGAATCTGCTTTAGGATTATACTTTCCAGCAAACCATGGTGACTTTTCAATCTTTGTTTTAAAACCTTTAAAGAATACGTTCTTAGCCTGTTGTGCGTTAATAGCAACGTTGATAATATCTATAGCATCTCCAGATGGCTTTCCATAGTACGACGCTGGATCTTTAAGGCATAGAAGTTTGTATACTACATATGCACAGGCTACTGTTGATACGAAATCCTTACCGCTACCCTTGCCAAGTTGAAGAATAATTTCATTCTTAGTATATTTTAAAAAATAAGCAGAACCCTCTGCCTCACCCATAATCTCTATTAAATCTTCTTTACGGTAAATCTGACTCATTGCCTCAACAATGTCATATTGAATGCTAGATAATTGTGGCTGTCCTAAATAATCTGGAGACTCAACAAATGTTTTAGCATCAACTGGTTTTTCAACAAAGTGATTTTCTTTAAGGACTTCAAAAAAATCATTGAACATCGTGGACAACTGTAATCACTTCGCCTTCTTTAGCAATTGCTGAAAGCCTATGCATAATAATGTCACGAACTTCTGGATGTGATGATGCAATATCTCTAAGTATTCCAACAAGAACTTCTTGTCTACGTTCAATCTCAACCATCTCTTCTGCAAGTTCTTTATTTTCAAGCAAACCAGCCTTTTGCAACATATCAATTCTTTTAGATTCAATATCCATAACAAGTTTAATGCCTGCTGTTTTTGCACTTAGGTTACTTGTTAGACTTGACTCATCAATAACCTCATATGCTTTTGTAATAAGTTTTGTATAGTGTGTATCTGCACCAACTAATGCTTCTTTAGCACGAGCACGTATAGCATCATTTGCAGATGCCATCACCTTCCATTCATTAATTAGTTGAACAACACGAGTGCGTGGAATATCAAGTTCTTTAGAAATAACCGTTGGGTCATTACCTTTTAGATATTCAGTTACAACAGTATTAACTTGATCTAAGTGGTCTACTAAATCTTTTTCAGTTGACATTTTTTTCCTTTGCTATTTTAAGCAAAACCAAATATCCAATAAGGTCATCAATATCGTTGTCTCCAACGTATTCAGTCCCTTTCATTAGTCTACTTAACTTATCATCAATTCTAACTCTAAGTTGTTCTGCTGGGTCTGCCTTGCTAAAAATTCTAACTGGATCTAAAGCAGAATCTCCATAAGCAATGTTTTTTTCAATAAGCATTTGTGCAATAGAATGACACGTTGTCCAGATGCTAGGACCAGATGGAGCGCCAACTGATTTTAAATATAAATCTTGACAACTAAAATCTTTTACGTCTTTATAGACTGGCTGAAGTTTCATCGTTTAGACTTCCTTAGTCCAAATTTTGCAAGGTAGACATAAACAGTTTCCACAGTACATCCACACTCCTTTGCAATCTCTTCTGGAGTCTTCTTATCCATAACATAACGCTTACGCATAAAAATCTCTGAGGTATATAGTTTAGCAGCCATAATGTTATTTGTCAACTCCTACTGCTTTGTCCCAATTATTAATAGCCCAATGGCCGATGCCACAAGCGTCAGCAACGTCATTATCGTTAATAGTTTTATTATAGTTAATTTCAATTAGTTTCATTGTCCTTTCTTTTCTAAACTGTCTTTCGTATGCTTTATACCAAGAGTCCGATTTTCCAGGATTTTTTGATCTAAGCAGAAGTTGTTCTTCTTTAGTTAATTTTTTATTACCAAGATAATTTTGCCAAGTAATTGGAGAAACTTTTCCAATAGTTTTAATGCCATACATTGCAGCAGCCCCTAGTAGTGCCCCCTGAACCAAAGCAAGGTCAGCAGCAGTTTTTGGACTATTCATAAATACTGTATGCTCAATAACAATAGCATCTGTTTCTATTACAGCATCAAAATATGCCAGTGTTTTTCTTGCAGCATCGCCAACTTTTTCATAAATGTCTTTACCTTGAAAATTAATTTTACCAAATTGATTTAATTCTTCATCAACAAAAAGTGCATAAGCAAGACTATTAGTGCTAGCGTCAATAGCACATATTCTTTGCGGCTTACCAGTTTTGTTCATAATCAATAATTCCTTTTAATTGTTTTAACATTTTTTCTACTTCTTTTTTACTTACATTACAGTTAGAGCAAAACCCAGAGTCATTATAAATAGAAAGATCTGTTCCACAACCACCAAGGCAAACTCTTTTTTTGCCTTTTCTTCTTTGTCTGCGAGTTATCTGATAGCGTTCTTACAGATTTTTGAGTTTGAGCGATAATTTTTTGTAGGCAGTGTACGATCTACCCAAGCCTTGCGAACATCACGCATCCATTGAAAGGTGTTATCAATCCATTGACGATAGTAGTCATCTACTTCAACTGGAAGAACTAGAAGTTCATGGTTGTTTTTATTTTCATAAATTAAAACACCTTTTTTCTTTCCAAGGATTTTCATATAAATAAGTAATTGAATAAGGTGTCCAAGTTTTGGTTTCATAGAGTTCTTACGATACTCAAAACCTTCATTAAGCATTGTTTTAATTTCACCAACAATGTCT